GGTTCTAAGGTGGTGTAAATGGCATTCCAAACGGTCGTAATGACGTTATAAATTGCCTGAAAAACCGTAGAAACCACATTGTAAATGGCATTGAAAATCGTGCTGAAAAAGTTGTAGATCGCTGTAAAAATGGTGGTGAAGAAGTCCCGAATTGCCGTAAATACGGTCGTTGCTACCGTCTGAATGGCAGTGACAATGGCGGTAAAGGTATTGGAAATGGACGTCCAGGTGTTGACGAAAAAGTCCCGGATTCCGGTAACGATTCCCGTGAAGAAGGAAGCAATGCTGTTCCATGTATCTACGAAAAATGTTTTGATGGAAGTCCAGACTTCATTCCAGCTTGTTCCGAACCACCCCAGTACCACATCTGCAATGCCTTTCAGGGTATTCATAATATTGCGGAACGAGTTGACAATGAAATTCCAGATAGAGGTAAAAATTTCCTTGATGCCGTCCCAGCATTGCTCCCAGTCACCAGTGAACAGACCAATCAGTACATCAAGTGAATTTAAGAGAATATCTGCAAATCCAGAGAAAATATTGGAGATATTCTGAAAAACGCCTTCAAAAATGGGAGCCAGCAGATTGCACAGCCCGTCCCACGCTGCTTTCAGCACATCGGTGAAACTCTCAAAGTCGAATCCCAGAGCATTTAGCCGGTCAGTGATGCCCTGTGTCAATCC